TAAGAGAAGAGCTCAATTAGGGTAATACCGAAGTCGGCTGGGTCTCTGCTAGTCCAATTAGGGTTATAAACTGGAATAAGATTTATCAGGTCTTCGCGTATGCTGGAGTAGTCCCTGGAGGTGTAGTCCACCTGAGGGATAAACTTGGGTTCTTCAGCCATTTGGTATCTCCTGTATTACATCGCCTGACCTACTAAGGATAGCGGTTTTCAGGTTAGTTTTGGTCTCCTCCCCAGAAGGCAAGCGGTAGTAAACGTCTACCTCCAGGGTGCTGGTATTGCGGTCAAACTTGGGGTCAATACTTATAAAGTCTAAATCTGACAACCAAGCTGTGAATGCCGCTTTAATGGTAGTAGTTATAATTTCAATGGCTTCGCCTTCGTTTTTAAAAGCAGCTTCACCAATGCGAGAGCCAAAGTTACCACGCATGACTCTTTCCCCAAATCTAGTAAGAAGAACTAGCATTACGCGGTCTTGCCAGATTTTTCTAACATCAGAGGTCGTATTTAGTTGGCCGAACTCGTTAAACGAGAACGGCAAAGATATTACTGTGTTAGGTGTCTTAGCCATTAAAATACTCCTATCCAAAGAGGAAAGTTAGGGTCTCCGCCTTCGTACATAACCCATACTCCAGTATCGGGCTGTGGTTTAAATTTACCAATTAGGTTTATAGTAGCAATTACACCTGGGACCGCAGGTCTTGTAGGTGTTGAGCCAACGCTATGATATACAAGTTGAACGTTTGTGCTAGGGGTAGAAGCTACTAATTCTAAATAATCTCCTGCGTCTAGGTCTAAGACAAACCCAACTGTAACTGTAACTTCAGCATTAGAACCGCTTAAATGAATGGTTGTATTGCTATTAGGTACGTCAGTCCCATTTTTTCTAATCCAGATGTCTGCTTCCCCAGCACTTGCATTTGTCTTAGCAAATACGGCTGAAAATTGGAAAAAGTAGTCTCCGGTTTCTTGAACATACAGTTTTGTCCCGTCTAAATAGCTTCTGTTGGTATCTTCTTCTTGCCAACTAGACACAACTGTTGCAGCGTTTTGAGCAATTGATTGGCTAGAAGTTGTTATAAACGTTCCATACGGGTATTTAAGTTGAGATATGTTTCCGCCAATAGGCCAAGCCCAGTCTGTAACCGACTCTCCTGTTACTTGAGGAACCTTTACCCGGACTCTTCCGTAACCCTCTGGGTCTTCTGAGTCTACGATTACTCCTCGGTAAACCCCAAAGAATTTGTCTTCTAAACTATAGTGATGCAAGGTGCTGCACCACCTTTGCTATTGCTGCTGGAGAACGGTATGTTTCTTTTCGCACTCTGTTTAAGTCTCCGCTGTCAGAGCTCCACGTAGTGTCTGCTACATCAAAAGCTTTTTCTTTTGGTCTTGGTCTATTCTTTGAAGAACTAAGCTTTACGTCATTAGTCTGTTTTACTCTTAAAGACGTGTTCTTTAATTTGTTTTGAACAGGTTGTTGCGTCTGCTTTTGCCCAGGAATAATAGTTTTGTTACCTGAAGTTGGTAACGGTAATGCACTAGGAAGGTTTATTTCTCCTAAAGAATCGGTTCCTAGTTTTAGTGTTGTAATAAATTCAGGCATTGCCACGCCACGCTCTATAACTTCGTGTTCTATGCCAAGAATTGTCCAATAGCCTGTGTACTCCGGTCCCACGTTATTTATGAAAACGGCGCGTCCTAGACGTAGGTCTCCAGACCCTAGCACTTCAGCTTCAGCTCTGTACGGAAACTTGCTGTTCTCATCGGCTGCTATAGCTTCTAGGTTAGCTATGTCATCACTGTTCGCTACTACTGACGTAGCATACTTATCAAAAAATTCTGTTTGGTATTGGCCTCTTGTTGACGTAGACCTAACCTGCTTTACAGCTTTAAATACAGCTCCGGTTACTGGGTTAATACCAGACACAGCTACAGCTGACTTGTCTGCTCCGTCATATGAAAGAGTTTCACCTACTACGGGAGAAAAAGAATACAGTAAGTCTATAGTTTTAAATCCAGCCTCAGCTTTAGAGAATATAGGCGCTTCGTTAATGAAGTCTTCAAACTCTTTTAATAAAGGCTGGAAGTACAAAGTAGTACCCTCTACTTTTAAGAAGTACCCGCACTGTTTTGCTAATTTTACTAGTAACTCCCAATCAGTTAAACCAGTTTGTGATATCTGTGGGTAAACTCTTGGGTGCGGCTCTACTTTGTAAGAGAATCCGTGTTTTCTTGCAATTTCTTTTACGACTTCACTTGCCGTTGTGTTTGCGTACACTTCTTGAGAAGCTTGGCGCATTACGTATGACGCACCTATAGCAGATACTTTTGTTTGGTTGTTTTGAGCGTCTAAGCTGGATTTTACATCGTGTATGTAGCCAACAAACTCGCGTCCGTCAATTAATATCTCAATAGGAGTTCCAGGCTTAACTCTTGATACGTCAACACCCCAGTCTTTAAAAGTTATTTCCGCGTACTCGTGCTCATAAAAGTTGTTTACTAGACGCGCTGAGTATGCTTTTTGAGGCGGAAAAGAGCTGTTAGGAAGGTTGAACTCAACGAACTTAAACACTAGGAATCCTTAGGATAGTTCCGTTAGGAATGTTTTGTATGTCTTCTACTTCAGGGTTTGCCCATGCTATTTGCCACCACAACTCTGGGTTTCTGTAATAACGTAGTGCTAAATTGTCTAAACGTTCTCCAGTTTGATAGCTATGTTCTTTGTAACTTAGACTGCTCAAGGCTGGGAACTCGTAAAATAGAACAAGTATTCCATCACCGTCTGGTACAAAAGTTAATATGTCTACGGTAGCAGAAGCATAGCGAGATAATATTTTGATACTCATTTACTTAGCTCCTTGCTGTGCAATGGTTGAAGACAGACCGGCTGTTGCAAGCACGTTACAAGATATGCTTATATCTGTTCTAAAAGGAACCATGTCTTTAGTAAAAGCAATATGGTTCACAGACAACGACGTGACGTAACCTTGATACGAAAGAGGGCCAATATCTATGTGCAGCAAAGTTGGCATTAAGAATCCGATATCAGAGGTCTTTTGTCCTCGTCCGTTTACCCAACTTTTTTTACCGCCTGGTCCTTTACCATTGATAGCCTTGTACAAGTATTCAACATCGGCAATTGTTCCACGCGTGAATAAATCGACTAGTTTAGTTTGAATGCTTTCGTCTGAGCTTATAAAACCAGAAGTTGATTGGTAGTACTTTACAAAATCTGTTACAAGGTCTTTTGTTATAGAACCGCGCCATGCGTTATCAAGTGCTACAAACGCATCAACTCCCGCATCAATTTCTCTTTCAAATTGACGGAGTTGAGCTAACGAGTCTTCTAGTCTTGGTCTTGGCATGCCAGCCATACCGCAAGCAAAATCATTTGTTCTATCTAATCTAACATTAAAAGATATAGTTTCTGTAGCTGGAAACGCTCCAGCAACTCCTAAGAACCGGTCCTGTACAGTGGGAGTAGCTTCCATCTGCACTGCTACGCTAGTTCCTACAGTTTCCGGATTCCACAAAAACTGGAACCCATATAAACGCCCTTCGCTACCAGACGTAAGCGCTGAAGACTTTTTATCTTGGTCTACAACTGTTAGGTCTGCGTTAGCTTTCCACCACAAACGCCCTCGGCGGTACGCGTCGTTAGCAAGACCTCGAACTCCATAGTCAAGGTGCCCACCACCTAAGTTGTTTACAGTTTCGGGTTCAACTGGTAAAGACCATTTGTGAGGTGGCAGGTTCCAGCTGTACTCGTAAACAGATGGGGGCGGCAGTTGGTTTTCTCCCTGTTTTTTTGAGGCTTCAACTGCAGCTTTTTGTTGGCGTTGTTTGTCACGTTCTTTTTTTGCTCCAGTTACTAAATCTTTAGTTTCGGTTCGTGCGGCATTTAGGTTTGTAATTCCACCTGATAAGGATTGAAGGTGTGCGTTTGCTACTGAGTTTCCACTGCCTGGAGTTTGAAGTGTTTTAATTTGTGGTTTTGCTTGTGGTTTTGCATATGGTCCGTATTGGTACTGTTGGCGAGCTTCATCTGGGCTTGAGCTTACTGAAAAGTCTTTTTTAGAAGAGATAGCTAAGATAGCTCCCTTATTGGTAACTTTTTGGGATTGTTGATTTGTTCCTTGAAGTTTTGGTACAAATATATTTTGGACACCAGTGTTAGGGTTCCAAACTGGTGCGCCAGTAGCAAATATGTTTGCTGCGCGGGTTTGCTTAGAACCCTTAGTATTGAACTTATCGGTAGTTGCCATTATTTTCTCACCGCTGCCTTTATCCTATCGTCATCTGATAATAACGTTTTAATCTTCATGGCTAATTTTTGTTCGTCAAGCTTAGAGTCTTTTGGCACATTGACGGTTACATTAACTCCGCCATAGTTAACAATTTTAGTTCCAACTGTTCCAGCTCCACCGTCACCATCGTTAGGGACCGGAGGCATATTTAGTTTAATTCTTAGCTTTGGTCCTCTAGCTACTGTACCTGAGCTCTTTGGGTCACCGTCACCAGTGGCGTTTGAAAAAAGAGAAGCTCCAAATCCAAAATCAAGCAGGCTTACTCCAGATAAAGCTCCTGCTGCTTTAACTTGCTCGTTTAAAGCATTTTGTGGTTGCAATGTAGACGGCGGTAAGTCTTCTCCGCTCATTCCTCCAGAAGCAGCTATGTAATCTAGTGGATTTACTTTTGACCCACCTTTAGTTCTGACTTCAAAATGAAGATGGGGTCCGGTTGAAAAACCACTATTTCCTGTAGCTCCAATTTGTTGACCAGCAGATACTGAGGTCCCGCCACTTACGCTTTTGCTACTTAAGTGACCGTAAAAAGTTGAGTAACCATCTGGATGGTTAATTTTTATGTAGTTACCAAAACCATCTGCATCGTACGGCGTTCCCTCTACTACTCCGTCTTTAACTGCATAAGCTGGAGTTCCTACAGAAGCGGCAAGGTCTACTCCACCGTGAGCTCTTCCATACGTAGGGCTTTTACGACCGTCTGGAGTCGAAAGGTGTCTGACAACTCCAAAGGGGCTAGTTATCGACATTGTTCCTAGAGGGTCAACAACTTCTCTCATAGAAGTTCCAGCAGCACTTGTTAAAGAGCTACTGCTTCCACCTCTTCCTGAATGGTAGTGAGCAATACGAGTAATACCTGGTATGTCATAAACATCTCCGCCATCACCGTTATTTTTTAGCTCAACAGGATTTATAAGGCTTCCAGCTAATCCACCAGCTGTACCCGCAAACAAACCAGGAACACCGCCGCCAACTAAACCAGTGAGCGCACCTTGTCCTGTATCAAAAGCTACGTTACCCGCACTGCGTACCCAGTCTGGAAGGTCTTCGCCTTTTTCGTTTAGCCATTTTTGTAGCCATTCCAAACCAGCGTACGTACCTGCCGCACCTGCAACTCTTCCACCAAAACGAGCCCATTTAGGAAGCTTATTCCACATTCCTTTTAGACCTTGAAACGCGGAAGAACCAGCAATTTTTGAACCAATTCCTTTTACAGCACCGCCAATACCAAGCGCACCTAAACCACCTAAGATACCGCCGAATAAGGTTCCCATTCCGCCATTGCCGCCACCCATAAGCGTATTAATTTTGGCAATTTGTTTTACTATTCCACTAAGTTCATCAGCCGCATCAGCAAACTTTTCGCTAGCGGTTTTTAATAATCTGTTAGCTTCGTTAATTCCTTCAATTGCAGGTTTTGTGTACGCGTCTATTGCTCTATAAGAAGCCGCGTCTCTTTGTCCAAATTCGTAAGCCACTTCTGGTAAAGCTCCGCTTGCTTTTAGTTCTTGTTGGCTAAGGCCAGCTCCACCAGCTTTTTGGAACAAAGCTGTTACAACACCTTGACGCAGCACTGGGTCGTTTCCAAAATACTGGTTTAACAAGCCATCAAGAGAGTTACCTGGTTGAAGTGCTAGAGATAAGTCTTGCTTTGTAATTTGTCCAGCACCAGACTTTTGGTTGTTTAGAATTTTCCAAAGGTCATTAGCAATGTCTTCAAACCCGCGCATTAAACCAGTGTTAGCGTCGCGCACGTTGATGCCAAGCATACGAAGCCTGTTGACGCTTCCTGCTTGGTTTAAAGCAGTAGTTGCTCGCATACCGCCTTCAAGGCCTGCACCAGCAACTAAGTTAGAAAAGGTAGCCGCACTTCCGGTTATGGTGCTGTAGTTTGCAAGACCAGTCATCATGCCCATGCTGTTTCCAGCCATAGACATTCTTGCAGCATCCATAGGGTCTATTGCTGTGCCGCCATACATCGTGCGTTGTAGTGTTGGGCTTAAGTTACGTGCGCCAAAAAATCCGCCACGACTTAACGCCATAGAGTTTTCTATGAACTGTTCATTACGAGGGAGCGCTTGAAGGGCAGCTGCGCCTGCAGCCGCTGCAATTGCTTTTGCGGCTCCGCCCCAGTTCATACCACTAGCACTACCGCCAGTTCCTCCGCCATTAGCAGAAGCTTGAGCGGAAGCATTAGAGCCAGGTTCGTCTAAGAACCCACTAGGGCCAAACCCACCAGCTACGGCGCGGGCGTTTGCGCCAGCTTTTCTATTTTGTGCGTCAAGAGACGACTTAATATCTTTTTGTAGCTCAACCTGTTTTTGTAGTACTCGGTTGAGCTTTTCGTATTCATCGCGTAGTTCAGCGACTACCTGAACACGCTTATCACCGCGACCCATTATCATCAGGTAGTCACCTCCTACGTTCTACGCATACGCGATAGCCAGTTCATTCTCTCTCGTGGAGAGAGGTTTTTTATCTCTGTCAACGTCCAACCACTAAAGGTACGAGTTAGGGCTTCGTACTGGTCTAGTAGTAGTTCGTAGTCTTCTTCGTTATAGACGAAACAAGTCGGCTAGGCCAATAGGCATTGGAAGTTCCAAGCCACACGCCTCACACGCCGTCTTCACCTCCCCGAAGCGGGGTCCTGGGTTCCGGTCAAGAATTTCTTGAATCAGAGCCTCTCTATCAGCCATACCAAGGCCTAGAACAGATGTTGCTCCAAGAGACGGATTGCCGTTAATCTTCTTAACGCAACCTGAAAGTAGCATTGTGTTTAACTCTGCTACTGTCTTATCGGTATTCTCCATAAGTTTTTTCTGGAGCGCACCGCTTGGTAGAGCAACCTCTATCTCGCCTTTTCTAGACTTGTAGGTAAAGGTTCGGTCTGCGATTGGGTCATCTAGTGTTTTAACTGGTATATCTTCGGTGACATTTACATCTACGGTTAAAGCTGTTGAGCACGCAGGGCATTTAATGCTGAACTCTACGTTCTCTCCAAAAGTTACCCGACGAATTCCGATAAGAATTGCGTCGCGGTCTCCGGCTAGAAGGTAATCTAAATCTTCCCTTTTAGCGGGTTCCATTCCGATGCTAACTAGTCCTCGTTGAAGCATCACATTTAGTGCTCGGCCTACTGACCCAGCTTTTGCAATAGCCTCTTCGTCGTTTCCATTTAGCTCTCGGACTTCTGCATACTTGACAATTGACCCGTCAGGTTTAATAAACCCGCCCGGTAGGCTAACTTCAGAGTTAGACGGAGGTAGAGTCTTTACCTCCGCCTTTGGCTCTTCATTAACTTCTTTTGTCAGTTTCTCAAGTAATGACTGGTCTGTTATTAGTACTTCTGACACGTTTAGTTCTCCTTAGTTAATTACTACGCTTGTTGCGCTTCTCCAGTTGAAGGTTTTCCTGCGCTATCAGTAAATGAAACAGATAGGCCTTCGTGGACAAACTGCATTGTTTCAAACAGAATTTGATTATCTGTTGCATTTAGGTCTGAGTAGTTCAAGCTTGTAATCCACGCATTGTGGATTCTGAACTTCATCTTAAATGCGTTTTCGCCGTTATCTGCAATTGGGTGGTCAAGTACATAGACGTCGATGTTGTAACGGAATGACGGACCGCCAGCTGCGACTTTGAGTCCATCACCAGCAGATGCAGCAAACAAGCTTCGCATCATGCTGATTCCTTGGTTCTCTCCGTAAAGAGTTCCACGTTGGAAAGTTACAGGTGAGAACGTAGTCATACCTGGTACCTGGTGCAATGTGGTGTTGTACCCACCTTCGCGATAACCAATGCTTTGAGTATTAATTGCCAAACCATTGATTTGAGTAAAGCCAGTTGTAAAGCTAGTTACAGCTTTACTTCCAGCAGTGAGAGCTGTGCCCTCAGTTGCGGTGAACTCGGCGTAAAAACGAAAACTGCGTAAAGGGTCTGTACCAATTTTCGAATAACGGTCGATTTTACTAGTAGCCATTAATTAGTCTCCTTACGCTACTGTGACGGTAGTGCCACCGTCATATTGGCCGATTTTGATGATTACAAACTCAGCAGGACGTTGTAGAGCCACACCAACTTCGATGTTGACTTCACCATTGTCTACCTTGATTAGAGGGTTTGTTTCTCCGTCGCACTTGACAAAGAAAGCTTCTTGCGGAGTTGCACCACGTAGACCGCCCTTACGCCAAAAGTCGGAAAGGAAGGTCTCAGTTGTAGCTGTGATTCGACGCCATAGCGCAGCGTCGTTTGGCTCAAATACGGCAAAGGCTGTTAGGTCAGTAAGAGCCTTACGTAAGTAGATAAGCGAACGACGAACTGGGACATACTTGTCTACGTATCCAGCTTTGAGTGTGCGAGAGCCCATAACTACAATTCCTGAACCAGGAACAAACTTAAGCGCGTTTACAGCAGCTGAAGCAGAGTTCAAGGAGTCTAGTTCTGAGTTTGTTAGCTTGTTAACGGCAACGGCTCCAGAGATTCGGTTGTTTAGACCAGCTGGTGCTTTGAAGACGCCACGAGTTGCGTCAGTTGCCATGAATTGACCAACAATAGCTCCACCGGCTCCTACTGTTACAGTTGCTCCAACTGCGGCTGAGGTTGGGTTTGGAACCACTAATGGTGGGTAGTAAACAGCTGCAAGAGAGCTTGCTGTGTAAGAAGCTGCTCTAGTTAGCTGATTAGCTACGGTATCGTTAATGCCGTCAACAACAACAAATACGTCATCGCGACCTTCAGCGTAAGAAATAAGAACGTTTACAGCAGCTGAAGCAGTTACGCCTGGAGCATTAAGAACAAGTGCATTATCGATTGTATCGAAAGCAGGAGCTGCGTTAGCAATGTCAGATTCAGTTACTGCTCCACCAGCTGTTCC